CCGAGAAACCAGACCGCCAGGTCGTACACCGTTCGGTGGAGTCGACCGACCGCATGCTCGCTGATCAGCGCGTTGCCCAGGTCGGCGGCAAGGACCCTCGGCTCGCCCGTTTCTTGGAGCTGCGCCGCGAGGGGCTGACGTACGCGGCTGCGCTCGCGCTTGTGGCGAAGGAGATGCCGTAGGTGAGGTGGGCGACCCACGCGAAGGACGGGAACCACGACGAGATCTTCGCCGCGATCAGGAAGATCACGTGGGCGAAGGACATCCACAACGCCGGCCTTGGGCTGGGCGACATCCTCGCGAGGCACATCGTCACGAAGCTGCCGGTCTTCATCGAGGTGAAGCCGAACGCGAAGTCGCCGCTGCGTGAGTCGGAGGCGGAGATGGCCGTCGTCTTCGGGCGGACTGGGACCTGGCGGCGGGTGAACAACGTTGACGAAGGGATCAAGGCGGTGACCACCTGAGACGGCAGCTTGACGTCGAGGCCGGTTGGGTCAAGTACGCCATCGCCACCGGCGATACGGGCATGCGCACCCACCGCGTTCGCGTCGAGCGCTCTTCCAAGAACGGACGCATCGCCATCTGCGACGACTGCGGGCGGCAGTCCACGCTCACGGGGGTCCACAACGCGGTCAGCCGAGCCATGGACCGCCTGGACGTCATGGCGAAGACGGCCGGGCAGCGCGTCGTTCACGTGACTGGTTTGACGACGAAACCCGAACAACCTACGGTGAAGACATGAAGCACGAGCAAAAACACGAGGCGAAAAAGTTCCAACACATCGAGCCCGCGCATCCGGTTGCCCAGGAGAACCCGCCGCCCATCGTCAATCGATTTGACGTGCCGCCGCCGGCCCCGCCGGTCAAGCAGCCCGAGTACCACATGACCGAGGTCACCACGAACGGCGCCGGGACGTTCTTCCTGTCCTGCCGGGCCGGTTGCGGCCAGATGGCTATCGTCGGCCCCGAGGACACCCAGGAGGACCGCGCGAAGCTCGACGGGCTGGCGCGCCGCTCGCGCGGACAGAAGGTTCAGCATGGCCCAGGGCACGTGTAGGGCGCGGTGAGGCGAAGCCTGGGAACGCGAACGGGACTGTGGGCGCTGGAGCGTCGCTCCGACGATGAAGCCGCCGAGTACGCGGTGGTTGAGACGGAGTTTGCGCGCTATCGCGTCGAGTTGAATCCGGATGACGAGACGGATTTCTCGCTCGCGCAAGACGCCATCACTCGTATCCTGCGGCGACATGTGGCTCCAGATCGCGAGACCTGGCGTAGGGAAGTCGCCGCCGCCAAGGAAGACAACGATGCCATGGGGTAGCTACATCAAACCGCGCGAGCGGACGACGATGGGGTACACCGCCGACGAGGTAGCCGAGGCATTCGGCGTCACGCGCCAGACGGTGTACCGGCTCGCGAAGACGAAGCCACCGAAGTTGCCCAGCATCAAGTTTGGGCGACGTTGCCTGCGATTCCCGAAAGAGGCCATCCGCGCAATGCTGCGCGCTGGCCACAGCCTGAAGATTTGAAGGAGACCAATGCTGAAGTTCACAATTTCAAGGATCAAGGACCATGGCGACATGGCCAAGTTTTGCGTCAATGCGATGTGGGCTGGTCCGTCCGTAGAGTTCCGCGACACATGCATGCATCACGACCTGAAGTCGGCCATGCGCGAGGTTGTGTTCAACATCTCGTCATCGATGCAGATGTTCGGCGAGGCTCACGAAGATGAGATCGCCCAGGCCGCAGAGACCATACGGAGGGAGTACTCTAAGATTCTCAACCCAGGTCCGGCAAGGGAGCCGTCCCATGGGTAAGGAGTCTCGCAACAACCCGCGCAGCACGCAGTACAAGGGCGAACACCCGGCGCCACCTATGCCCGAGGTCATGGCGGGCGGGGACGTGGCCTGGGTTGTCGAGCCCAACAAGGCGTTCCTCGTGCAGTTGAAGGAGATGAAGGAGGCCGGCATCGAGGGCCCGGTGACCATCCGCGAACAGGATCGCGACGTCGTTCTCTACGCCCGCGCCGCCTGGGGCGTGCCGATGCGGACGCTGAACGAAATCCACTGGTCCCAGCACCCCATGCACGAGTTGGCGCGCATGCCGCTCATCGACTTCAAGAAGGTCCACAAGGCAAACTTCATGAGGGAGGGTCGCACCGCCGCCGCCGACACGATTGTCATTCCCGCCGAGACGCCCATAATCGATAGCTGATGGCGAAGGACCGCGTTCAGGAGATCAAGGACAACCTCGCCAGAATTGGCGTTCAGGACACGCGACGCCTGATCGAGTCCAATGCGGCGATGACGCGAATGCTGGAGCTGGGCCTGACGTCCGTGCAGGTACTTGACCTGATCGCGAAGGACGTCAAGGAGGACGGCGAGCTGGTCTACTCGGCGGATGGCGCTGGTTACCATGGGTTCAAGGACCGGCGCCAGGCCATGCTCGCCGCCTATTCGGGCATGTCGAAGTCGGAACGGCCAGCCTCGCTGGAGGACGTCCACAAGCGCGTCGACTCGTTGATCAAGAACCAGGCACCCGAGCGCGGGGCTGGCGGCTTCGGTCTGATCGTCAGCATCCCGGGATTCACTGCCACGGCCCCGCCGACGATCGCGGCAAAGAAGTTTATCCGGCTGCCCAGCGGGAAGATCAAGGCGCTCCCGTCGGGCGGCGGGGAGCCCGAGATTGTCGACGCGGACGTCGTCGAGAGCACGGTCACGTACCTGGAGCGCAAGAAGTGAAGCTGACGCTCACGAAGGTAGCTCGCCTGGTTGAGAAGCGATCTGACGAGCGCGACAACGTTGCCCTAACGAATGGCCTGCGCGAGGCTCTGAACGGACACGGCCTGTACTTTCGCAGCCTGACAACTACCGGAGCCACGCCAGGCGTGATCTGGCAGGACACGGTCAACGCCGACTCCGTGCTGTACCTGGACGCCATCATCGTGGGGGCTACCGCCAGCGCCGCCAAGCAGGCGAAGTATCACCGCGAGGTGGCCGCGTTCCGCGTGGCCGCCGGGGCCGCGACGCTCATCGGCGCCGCCGACGTCATCGGGACCGATCAGGAGACCGATGCCACCTGGGATGTCGCCTTCGGGGTGACGTCGGGGGACGTGACGCTCACGGTGACGAGCGGCGCCGGGGACACGGCATTCTGGCGTTCGCGGGTGACCGCGCTGTGGGTGCCATACCAATGATCTCCGCGACGTTCAAGCACGGCGTATGCGAGGTTCAGAAGTGCGAGAACGAGGCGATTTTTCGCGTCCGTGACCTGAAGATGTGCCTATGGCACAAGGAGAACGGCGGCGTCACCGGGCACGACAAGATCGCCTTCGCCCCATTTCTGGGCCAGCAGGAGAAATTCTTCCAGCGGCGCGAGCGCATCGTCTTCACGGGCGGGGCCGGCGGCGGAGGCAAGTCGGTCACCCTCCAGGCGAAGTACGGCCAGCAGCTCGGGTTGGAGCGGGCGCGGTGGCTGCGAAGCAAGAAGCACCGCTCGAAGGCGTGGGGCGTCTACTTCCGCCGAACGTCACCCGACTTCAAGCAGGCCGTGCAGCGCAGCTTCGACTTCTTCCCGGCGATCGACGAGGGTGCCAAGTACAACGCCAACGACCACACCTGGACGCTGCCGTCATGCGGCGGGGCCGTGTTCGAGTACGCCCATATGGAGCACCCGACCGACAGGTTCAAGTACAAGAGCCGGGAGTGGTCGTACATCGCCGTGGACGAGGGCTCGGAGTTCGAAGAGATCATGGTCGAGTACATGGAGACCAGGCTCCGGACATCCGACCCTGAGCTGGAGCCATACCTCCAGATGTGCATCGGCTCGAACCCTGACGGCCCGCACATGCTCTGGTTGCGCGACCGCTTCATCGAGCCGGCGCCGCCTGAGACGGTGATGCAGATCGAGACGAAGCTGCGCGACGGTCGGATCATCCAGTACGAGCAGGTCTTCATCCCCAGCCGCCTCGACGACAACCCAATCTTGATGGCCTCGGGCACCTACGAAGCGTCGCTGATGAACAAGCGACCCGAGATTCGCGAGGCCATCCTCAACGGCAACTGGTACATCTCGGCCGGTGCGTTCCTGGCGTCCATCTGGGACGAGAACATGCACGTCTGCGAGGACCACGACATCCCGCCAGGCGCGGCGATTTTCAGGGCAGCCGACTGGGGCATCAACAACCCGTCCTCGATTGCGTGGTGGTACGTGGACGCGGACGGCGGCATGACCATGTTCGCCCACCTCCGTACCGTGGGCCTGACGGTCGACAAGGTTTGCGAAAAGATGCGCAGGGTCGAGTCCGAGTTCGACCTGTGGAACGAGGACGCAAACGTGAGCGGGCTGAATTTCGCCCGCAACCCTCTCGACTCCGCGTGCTTCGGTACCGGGCAGGGGCTCATCGGCGCACGCACCATCGCCAAGGACTTCCTGGCCATGGGCTTCCGGTGGAAGCCAGCTCGCAAGGGACCGGGCAGTCGTCTCCAGGGTGCCAGCCAGATCATCCGCCGCATGTCGACTATCATCCCGGCGGCCTTCGATGGAGCCGACCACCCGGCAGAGCGGGCTCGCCCAATGCTGCGTTTCATGCGACGCTGCACATCGCCAATCAGGACCCTCCCCGCCTTGCAGACCGACAAGACCAACCCGGACGACGTCGACACCAGCGGCGACGATCACGATTGGGACCAAACGATGTATGCTTGCCTCGAAAACCCCGTGAAGATTCGCGAGGAAGACGACAGCGGCAACGATCCGGATGACGAGGACGTCGCCCCTGCGCCCATGGGCCGGCGAGCAACGATGGGAGACGCCCCGTGGACACGGTAGAGGTCTCGTCCGGCGAGGAAGAGACCGAAGAGGTTGACCCGGCGCCGATGGGCGATCCGGAAAATCTCGTCACCAAGATTCAGGCCACGGAAGATGGCCGGCGCTGGCTGAAGGATCAGGCGTCCAAGATGGTCCGCCTGGTGAAGGGGGACAACGAGAGCCGCCAGGAGTGGCTGGACCGCCGCGAGTCACAGGTCAAGCTGTTCGCCGGCATCATCCCCCCCATGAAGTACCCCGCCGAGGGGATGAAGGCGCCGCACGATCCGATCGTCTGCCGGACCATCCTCCAGATGTGGACGCGCGGGTGCGAGCAGATTTGCCCGTCGAAGGGGAACCTGATCCAGGTCCAGGCCATCGGCCCTGAGGACGAGGAGTTGGCCCAGCGGCGCGAGCAGCACATGAACTGGCAGCTCCGCAACAAGATTCCGAACTGGGTGCGTGGTCACCGCGAGGCGTACCTGCAATTCCTGATGAGCGGGTCGGTGTTTCGCGAGCACAGCCTGGACCCAGTCACCAAGGCGACGCGCTTCGAGACGCTGGTGCCCGACGACGTCATCGTCGCCTACACGCGCAAGGACATCGACCCCCTCATGCGCCGCGTGCCGCGCGTGACGCGGGTCCTGCGGTACTTCCGCTGGGAGTTGGAGGAGATTCGCGACGCCGGCACCTTCGCCAACGTCGACAAGGTGCTGGCGGCCAAGAACTTCGGGCAGGCGGAGGAGAGCCAGCTCGAACAGCAGGCCCAGGAGATCGACGGCGTCACCAAGCAGGTGACGGTTGGCGCCAGCGACGATCAGGATTCCCAGCCGCGCGAGATGTACCGATGCCACATGTGGCTCACGCTGCCAGGGGAGAAGCGCATGCGCGCGGTCACGTTCATCGTGGACGTCGCCACACTCACCCCCGTCAGCCTGCGCATCCGCGAGGACGACGATCCGCTGGACAAGGCGCGCTTCGACCAGGAGATGAAGGAGTGGCAGGCAACGACCACCTCCATCGGCGAGCAGTACCAGGCCGCGCTTCAGCAGTGGCAGGGGCTTGTCCAGCAGGCGGAGGCGATGGGCGCTCCGCCTCCGCCCGAGCCCCCCGCGCCGCAGACGCCACCCGAGCCGGCGCCGCCGCGCCAGGTGCCTGTCTTCCGCATCATCCACTACCGCCTGTTCCCGAACCCGCACGGCTTCTACGGCCTGGGCGTCGCCTACCTGTTGGAGAACGCGAACGAACTGGTCAACGAGCTTGAGCGCGAGTACCTGCTGACGGCCAAGTTCGAGAACATCAAGCAGGGATTCCTGCCGAAGGGCGCCCTCGGGCCAGGCAAGGGCGAGGTCCGCTTGCAGATGGGCAAGTTCACCGAGACCGAGTTGGAGGCCGAGCAGATGCCAGGCATCCGCGAGTTCTCGTTCTCGGCGCCCAGCGAGGCGATGCGCAAGTTCATCTCCCAGGTGAAGG